GCTGGTTTTGGTTGCCGTTTCCGGCAGGGTAACTTCCGCCATGCCGTAATATTCAAGCGAATCCTCATATACGGCAAAAGTATTCGTACCATTATCAACCTGCATTTATAGCTCCCTCCTTTACGCCGCAAAAAGCGTGCTGATATAGTCCGCGTCATATTCCAGCACAAATTCGATTTCCTGCGCCGGGCTGGGCGGCGTCATAAAGATATGAAAAACAGCCTTGCCGGCCATAAGCGCCGTTTGGCTGTTTTCGCTTTCCCTAAATTCTACCCGGCCGCCCAGCAGCTTCTCTTCCGATACCAGACCGTTCAGCCAGATATTGAGCGAATCCACAATATTATCAACCAAACGGTAATTTAATTTTTTATCAATTTTTGACCAATAGGTTAAAATAACCGAATTAGCCACCCAGCCAAACATGCGCGAAACGCTGATAAAATAATCTTTTACGTCTGTGCTAGCCGGGAAACAGGCTGTTTGATTCCCCCAAAGCGTAAAACCGCCCATAAGGTTCAGAACCGTAACAATGCCGTTGGAATTAAGATAATTGGCCTGCTGCAAATCAATCAGAAACTCGCTGCCGTCCGCCAGCACAGCGGCGTTGGCTTGCAGCAGCTTATTGGAGGGTGATTCGCAGGGGCAGCCGCCGTTATCCGTATCAACCTGCCCCATAAGTCCGGCCGCCTGCGTGGAAAGATGAAAGGTTCTTTCACCCAGTTTAATCATTGGAAAACAAAGGATCTGCGTCTTAAAGTTGATATTCTGGGCTTTCTTCCAAGCAGGCGCGTCCGAATAATATTTTACGGCTGAGGTATCAATATCAATCAGCGCCTTGGCCGCAAAAAGCCCATTGATGCTTTGCGCCTTAGCGTTCAAAACTGCCGCGACCTCCGTTTTGTGCGACCAGCCCGGCGCGCAGAGCAGATCCGGCGCGATACTGTATTTCGGATAAACGCTGTCCACCAGTTCCAGACCGCTGGTCTTTTTGGTATTAACATTAAAGCCGCCAATAATCTCGGCGTCCGTTACCAGGGAGGGATCGACCTGCTCAAAAGCAATGTTCAGTTTATCAGCCGATTCCGGAATCGCGCCGCCCTCCAACACTTCCAGCACCAGATTCGCGCCCTCATAAAACAAGCCATAATCTTCATTTACGGCATAGGTCGCGCTTTCCTCGCCGCTGGCCTTTACAACCACGCTTTCGGCGATGGCCTCAAACGGCAAAAGCGCCTTTTTATCCGCCAAATCAATATCAGTCGGAGCAACCGTCTTTTTATGTTTGGCCGGGTCAAGAACATTTACAAAAAATACCGGGGACTTTTTGTAAAGCTGAAACTCCGAATAAACAGCCTCGCACAGGCTGTATTTTTTCCAATCGTCGCTGTAACCCAGGGCCGAAACCGCCTCGGCATAATTCAGAGCCATAACCGGCGCGTTCACCTGACCGCCCACCGTATGCACAGGAGCCGTTCCCACGAAAAAGGCGACGCCCGAATTGGCGGTTACCGGCGTGGATACAGACGTTTCGACCTGCCTGGTAGTTACACCATGATAAAAAGCCATTTTTAACCCTCCTTGTCAGTTTGCACAGCAGACGCAACGTCTGCGTAATATTTGGCGATAATATTGCCGCCGTTTTTCACTTTGGCGGAATATTCCGCCAGCCGGTTCACCGGCACAATCAACTTTTTAATTTGCGGCCAGCGTTCCAGCTGCTCGCTCAAAAAATGCAGGATTTCAGCGAATGAACCCTCCAACACCGCGTTTTCTTTCAATGCGCCATGCGGCAGCGACGGCCCGATATAAATAAACTGCTGATAACCGTCATACGCGCCGTTTTCAGTTGCGGGCGTATTATTATTAACCATTTCCTTTGAGGACTGGCCTGCGCCATTCTCGGCGGTCTGCGCCCCTTTTTTTAATGCCATAGTCTTTCAACCTCACTTTCCATTGCCGGCGATTTAAATACCGCCATCATTTCGCCAAGAAAAAACGGCAAAGTATTATCCGGATAAATAAACATTTCCAGCGGCGGCGCAAGCAAAAACTGTCCGCCGATTACGCCGGCTTTAATAAGCTCAAGCTTGAGCCGCGTCAACAGGTTCATAATGCTCATCGCGCCGTCAGCGCCGTTTTCGGAATAAGTCGCCGCCACAATGCGCACATAAGCTTTACATTCCGGCGGCGTTCCCGGCTGCTGATCGTCCTTACTTTTAATAAACTGCAAAAGTATATAAGGGATAAGAACCTCGTCAGGTTCATTATCCGGCAGGTGCATTTGATATACTTCGGCCGTCCGCTCCCGGTTCTCGCCACTGTTTTCAGCCACGCCGGCCGCCAGCAGCATATTTTGGGTTTTATCTCTGACGAACGCTTCCAGTTCATCAAGCAAAATTTGTGGTGTCATTTCAGCCTCCGTAACCCCGCAAAATACGGTTCATTTCATGATCGATCGTCGTATCAAGCGTTCTTTGCGCCTTATCCGCCACCTTGTCAAGCACGTTTTCATTTCCCATCATTTGAGCCGCCGACGGGCCGAAAAGCTGCATTGAGGATTCGCGCTTTCGGGTCATGCGTTCAAAAACGCCCACACCATAAAGCCCTAAATCCGCCACATAGGCCGATTTAAGCCTTTTGCCGCCCGCGTCGCGCAGCACAGCAACCGAAACCATTCTGCGTTCCGGCCGCGACGGTGAAACCCTGAACTTTATAAGCGGAATAACCGTCCCGGCAAACGCGATTTCACCAGCCAGATCATTATATCCGGCTCTTTTCATACGCATATTTTGATTACTGGTAATATCTGATTGCTTGATATTGTATACTTCCCTTATCTCCCGGCCGGATTCAGACCGAACCGTCAGCAGCGCCCGATTTATCGCGTTAGTAAACACCCGGTTTGAACCGTTGCGAATATTACGCATAATAATATTTACACGTTCTATCTGTTCGTTTGATATTTCAATCATGCCGTCAGCCTCCGCAGCCCAAGCACCAGCTCGCCCATTTCGTCGGCCACGCTGACAATTTCAAACATTTTATTGTCAACCTTGATTTTCTGACCTTGTTTGGGCATTACCTGCAAATCACTGTGCGCCACATACATAACCACATCAACCGCGAAAATACCCTCCGCATTATCCTTGGCCGTTTTTTGCCGGTCTTTGGCGCCCGCCGAATCAATAACCACCGGAATTTTATAGCAATTTCCGTTATAGCGGATTTCTTTGATTTCGGCAAATTCGTCCAAATTCATAAACACGTTTTTTATATCGCGCTCCAGCTGCGCCTTAAAATTCTTTTTCATATCACAACACCTGCGCCACGAACCAGCTGTCAACCTCATGCGGAATCGGCAGCGGATTGCTGTTAAGCTGCAAAAAGCGGCGGTCGGGGTTATGCTCGACCCAACTGGTCGGAACCCGCGCGCCCTCAACGGTAACAAAATTTTCACTTTTACCGTTCAGCACCGTAACCGCGGCATAGGCCATAGCAAAATTAGCCGTCGTGGAAAGCAGCGCCAGCGTGCCGTCCGGCACCAGCGGCTTTTCCGCCGGCTTGGCTGGATCGGTAAAATCGTCCAGGTACCATTCGTTATAAGCGTAAATGTCAATGCCCTCGCCGCGCAGCGAACCAACATAGGTCGCGCCGCTCGGCAGCTCCTGCGGCTTAATAACCGCCAGATCATAAGCCTTAACGTCAAGCATTTTCAGAATCTTTTCATCGCTCAAAAAGCTTTCAACAACATCATCGGCCATAATGCAGATATTGCAGTTTACAAAGCCGGTTTTCTGTACTTTCTTTTTAAGCTCCCGGATATAGCCCAGCTTATTCTTTTGCCACTTGGCGGCGGCGACTGCTTTTTCTTCACGATTAGTAAAGTTAAAGTCGATACTTTCATTCAAGCCGTCGCCGATAATCGGAATCGTGCCGGTATAAATCGCCTGGGCGCACATCCATTCCTCGCGCCGCACGATCATTTCCTCCAGCTCCGCAAAATCACGCGCCAGCTTGTCAACCGCCCTTTCCGCCGGCGTTTTGCCATTGTATAAGGATTCGCCCGGCGCTCGGTTCAGCAGATCGTCAATGGTGGTAATTTTATTCGGCGCCAACAGCGGCGGCGTATAGGTTTTAGTTTGATAACCGCTGTTCGGTACCGTCTTGCCGCCAATTTTCTGGTGCACGAACGGCGCAATTTTGCGGCTGCCCTTTTTGAAGTCAATATCAATCGACTTGGTAGAAAAGGTCTGCACATTGTTAAAAAAAGTAGAACGGAAAAAAGTGCGCACCGGGGGCATACGCTCGATCAGCTTACCCATAGTGCGCGGTTCAAAAATACTTACTGCCATTATTCATTCCTCCCATTTTAGTGTTTTTACTGCAAAAAGATAGATAAGGGCCGGCAGGCCGCCTGCAAAGCCTCAAGCGTCACGCCCTCCGGCAGCACCACCGCCGCGCTGGCAAAGGTGCCGGTCTGATAATAAACCAGATTACCGCCGGCGTCCGGCTCGTCCGCAGCAATGCCGACCAGTTGATTCAGCGTTTCCGCCGTCACCTCGGCCAAACCGGCGTCCGTCAGCGCCACCGGCGCGTGCCTGCGCACCGCCGCGCCCTCCTTGACCAGGCCAAAGCCGGTCATAGCCGGAAAACCGCCGCGGTAAAAATTATCGGGGTTATAATTCGCTGCGTTTACTTCATACATCGTCAATTCCTCCGTATCTTAAAGTTTTCTCCTATCTGGCTTTCGGGAAAAGCCGGTCGATCGCCGCGTCATAAGGATTTTTCTGCTCGCCGCCAGCGCCGCCCGGCTGCTCGTTACCCACGCCGTTCATGCCGCTGTTTTGCACGTCCTGCTCGCAGCCGGCCAAATAGTCCCGCCCCTGCGCTTTCATCTTGGCGACGATCTGCATGGACATTTCCGCGGCCGCCAGCGGCTTTTCAAATTTGGCGCTCCGCACAACATCCTCAAAGCCGGCCGGCGCGGTATCCTCGATCATCTTGATGCGCTGGCGCTCCTCCGCTGCCGCGTTATCGGCAATCTGCTGCGTGAGCTGCGGATAAGCCGCTTGCAGCTCGTCCACTGTTTTGATCTCCGTCTGGTTCTTCGTCTTGTTTTCTGGCTCGTTTGCCATTTTCTTAGCCCCCTTTGGTTGATTTATATTTGCAGAACAGCAACCAACTTTATTCAGCCGGCCACTGTTTAACAGCAAAGGTAAAATATTTTGCAGCCCCGGAATATCCATAGCAACCGAATTAACGATAACCTTGCCGCTGTTGGCAATTTCGGTCTGCACCTCCGCAAACATCAATTCATCACAAAAACCGTTTTCCACCGCAGTCTTGCCGTCGTACCAGGTTTCAGCGGCCATAATTTCTGAAATTTCCTCAGCCGTTTTGCCGGTTTTAAGCGTATAAGCGTTGATAATGCAATTTTTGATAACCTGCAATTCCGCCGCCATTTTTTCCAAATCACTTGGTTGATAATAGCCATACGCGCCGATCGCCGGATCATGGATCATAAACGCGCCCACTGCCGGAATCATCACTACATCACCGGCCATAGCGATAATCGTCGCCGCCGAACCCGCCCAGCCGTCGATTTTAATAATGATCCGCGCTTTCTGGTCTTTAAGCCGCGTATAAATGCCAAAAGCCGCGAACACGTCGCCGCCGCCGCTGTTGATGCGCACCACAATTTCCGGCACGTCGCCCAGCGCCTTTAATTCGTCGCTGAACTGCCTGGGCGTGATCTTGTCGTTCCACCAACTGGTCTGCGAAATATCGCCGTATAAAATAAGCTCCGGCGGCTCGCCGTCAGCCCCGGATATAAAATTCCAAAACTTTTTATTTATCTGTTTGTTGGCCAATATTATTCACCTCTGCCATAATTTTATTTTCCTGCCGGCGCTGCTTGGCGTTGCGGTAAAAGTCCGAACCGTTCATTTCGGCGGCCTCGCGCTCACGCGTGGAAAAGCCGTTGTCCACTCTGGCCGCAGCCGCCGAAACCTCCTGCACCGGGTTTAACAAACCCTGCGCCGGGCCGTTCCATTCCGCACCAGAGTATGCCTTGCGGATCAGCGGATCCGCGAAAAAGCCGGGCGCAGCGATCCGCCCTTTAGCCACCGCCTCCGC